CATTATAAATCATATATGATTTAATGTCAACACTTTTAAACCATATATGATATAATTTTGTGAGAATAACCAATAAAGAGGTGATAAAATTATAAATAATTACTATTTTCCACGATTAAAAGATTTGCGAGAAGATAAAGACCTAAATCAAGCAGACGTAGCAAAAATAATAGGAACAACACAACAGTACTACGGACAGTATGAAGCAGGGAAAAGACCAATACCATTTGATAGAATTATAACATTAGCAAAATATTATAATGTTAGTATAGATTACATTGCAGGATTAACCAATGATAAGGGCGGATTACATAACAATAGCAAATACAACATCACACAACAAAACAACAATAGTGCTGTTATAAAAATTAAGGAGAAATAAATGTTTGGTTTAGATAAGACTTTAGCATATATACTTATAGGACGAATTATCATAGATGCGTTAATCTTTTTGCTTATTATTTATCTAATCTGCAAATTTCTTGACCTTTGCAAAACTGTTAATGATCTTTCAAAGAGGAACAAGGAGCAGGCGGAACTATTGAAACAGCAAAATGAAACGCTTGTGAAGCTAGGGCAGATAATGATAAAAATTAATCAGGATAAAGAGGAGTAATCATGCTAGAGGAATTATTTCAAAACGCAGAAACAGCAACAGCAATATTCATAGGGTTGAATATAATTTGGCTAGTAATTGTTATTGCTTTAATTATTTGTGTTTTCAACATATCCATAAGACAATCACATCAGGACAGAGGACAAGACACCATAATCAAGCTACTGCAAAACATATCCGACCAACAAGAGGACATACTTGACGAGCTGAAATACCTCAATGACAGCAATGACATAGACCGACAGGAGCAAGAGGACTACACAGAGCCGAATGACTATCAAGACTTCTGAGTGTCGCCTAATCGGCGAGGATACAAAATGCAGACCACTACGGATTAAAGTTGAGAAGCGGTGCTTGCTTGTCACTCCGATATAACACAATCAGAACAAAGGGAACGCACAGCCTTGCGACAGTGTGCAGACCTGCACCCCAGAGGTGGGCACGTGGCGATGTCACACAAAGTTTTTCACTGCGTTCAAAACTTTGGCGACCGCCACTCAGGCAGGGGGCAGGCAGGGCGCACAGCACAGCTTTATGCGCCCTGCACCCTCAACATTTAATGCTTCGGGCATAAAAAAAGCCCTGCGCACTTCGTGCGTGGGCTTGGGGTGGTAGAGGTCGCCTGTTCAAGTCAGGTCACTCCGACCAATATGTAAAAAACGGCTTTCCGCTATTGTGGAGAGCCGTTTTTTAGTTGTCAAAATATTCTAACACAAAAAAGCTCCGAAATGATCGGAGCTTTTGGTTTTATATTACATCTTCGCAAGCTTTGCAAATTCTGCTTTCAGTGCAGGATAGATCTCTGTGTAAAGCTTGTAGTATTTCTCATACTCAGGTACTCGCTCTGCTTCAGGCTGCTGTACCTTGTCGGTCTTTACTACTGCCTTACAAGCTTCCGGTACTGATGAGTAAATGCCTGCGCCTGTTGCTGCAAGAAGTGCTACGCCAAGGGCTGGACCTTCTTTCGATGAAGCTGTTTTTACAGGGCAGTTGTAAAGATCTGCGAGCATTGATCTCCACAGCGGTGAGCTTCCGCCGCCTCCGCAAGCCATCATGTCGGACACGTTGATATCCATTTCTCTGAATACCTCAACGCAATCTCTCAGGGAGTATGATACGCCCTCCATTACTGCTCTCAGCATATCACGCTTTGTGTGCATTGCGGAAAGTCCGAAGAATACTCCTCTTGCGTCAGGGTCAAGATGCGGTGTTCTTTCGCCCATGAGATATGGCAGATAGAGAAGTCTGTTTGCACCAACAGGCACTTTCTCTGCTTCCTTATCCATGAGATAATATTCGTCAACGCCCATGCACTTTGCTGTTTCTTTCTCTGCATTGCAGAAATTATCCCTAAACCATTTCAGCGAAAGTCCTGCGCCTTGTGTAACACCCATAACGTGCCATGCGTTCGGTACTGCTGCACAGCAGGTGTGAACTCTGCCCTTTGGGTCGATAGAGATAGAAGAAGTGTGTGCGAATACGACGCCTGATGTTCCGATAGTTGTGAACGCCTTACCGTCTTCTGCAACGCCTGTTCCGATAGCCGCAGCGGCATTGTCGCCTGCTCCGCCTACTACTATAGTACCCTCTTTAAGTCCTGTAAGCTCAGCCATTTTCTTTGTGACCTTGCCTGTTACTTCGCATGACTCATATACCTTGCCCAGCATTGACATATCAATGCCAAGCGTATCGCAGACTTCCTTTGACCAGCAGCGGTTTGGCACGTCAAGAAGCTGCATACCGCTTGCGTCGGAAACCTCTGTTGCATATTCGCCAGTGAGGATAAATCTCAGATAGTCCTTTGGCAGAAGAATGTGTCTGCACTTTTCATATATATCAGGCTCGTTGTTCTTTACCCAAAGGATTTTCGCAGCCGTCCAGCCTGTGAGGGCAGGGTTTGCTGTTATCTTGATGAGCTTTTCTCTGCCTAGCTTTTCGTTCATTTCTTCAACTTCTGCGGCAGTTCTCTGATCGCACCATATTATGGACTTTCTAAGAACGTTGTCGTCCTTGTCAAGCATAACAAGTCCGTGCATCTGTCCAGAGATACCAACACCTGCAACGTCCTCTTTATTTACGCCGCTTTTGGTCATAACAGCCTTGATAGTGTTTATCATTGCGTTTGCCCAGTCAGCAGGATCCTGTTCTGCATAGCCGTTTTTAGGCTGATACATAGGATATTCAATAGTTACAGAAGAGATAACAGTACCCTTTTCGTCAAAAAGCACCGTCTTAGTGCCGCTTGTGCCGCAGTCTACGCCGATTACATAAGCCATATTTTTTTACTCCTTTATAATATGTATAGTATCATTTGTACTCATTAAAACGATTACATTAATTATACAATATTTCTCTCTGAAATGCAATACCCATAAAACGTTTTCGCAAAATTTATCTGCACATAAAAACAGGACGGTGGGGCTACCGTCCTATAAGTTTGTTGAAAGACCTGGCGAACTTGTTGGCGGGACGTCGTGTCTGCGTTATTGGCAGGGTACGGTCTTATACCGTCATTTTAAGTCTAGTCTGCTTTCTCAAGCACAAAGAATGTGCTGTTGTTTTCGCTTTTCATTTCCTTTATAGCCCAGCCTGCCGCAATCAGACTGTTGAGCTTTTCAACTCGCTGAAATCTGTCCATATCCGGGGCTTTTCCATCATGGGCTTTGTCCTCATTTCTTGAAACATAAAATATCTTTTGCATATATATCCTCTTTCCCTGAGAGTGACAATTGTTCCCCGATTATTATACAACTGTCGCATTTTCTTGATTACATTATACTACACAAATATGGAGATTTCAAGGAATACCAAAAATTTTAACCTCTTTTTAACGCTTTAGTATTATTCTGATTTTTCATGCTTTTCAGTGCTTATTATATATAACGGCATAGGTAAGGTGTAAAAATGCACGTTTTTAGGGCTGCTTTATGTGCTGATATGTACAAAAACTTATGACAAGTGAGTATTTTTATATGACAGCCCTTGACTTTTTTTTATAAAAG